TATTGCGAAATGCAGGCAGCTGGGCTTCTCTTCGGGAGTTGATGGAGAGCTATTTCTCAAATGCGCTACTACGCCGAATACGAACGCAGTCGTTATCTCACACGACGCCCTTAGCACAGAGAAACTATTTAATCGTGTGCACTTTTTCACGAAGCACTGCACCATCCCAATTGACACGTCGAGGTTATCAAAGAGTGAAATCACGTTCCCGGAAACTGACTCACACTTCTACGTTGGTACTGCCGGATCCCGCGAATTCGGAAGAGGTGATACAATCACAGATCTCCATTGTTCTGAATACGCCTTCTGGCCAGATCCCGAAAGACTTGCAAGAGGTCTATTTCAAGCTGTGCCGTCTACTGGAAGAATTATCATCGAGAGCACAGCCAACGGCTTTGGAAACTCCTATTATCACAGATGTATGAATGCACTTAAAGACGACTCATCATGGGCACTTCATTTCTATCCATGGTATATAGCTGATGAATATGAGCTTCCTATGCAGGAAGACTTACATCTTAGCTATAGCGAAGCTAAGTATCGAGAGACTGTGATGGAAGAGGTTGGCGTTTTCCTATCGGATAGCAAGATGCTATGGCGCAGAATGAAAGTTGAGGAGCTTGGAGAGGATCACATACTTGGTATCACACCTGAGATGTACTTCGACCAAGAGTATCCATATTCACTTAATAGTGCCTTCCTTGTCAGCGGCAGTGGTGTCTTCTCCTCTCTAAACCTATCCCTTAGCACCCTTCCCTCCGATAAGATTGCTCCCCTCCCCTTTCCCCTCCCTCCTTCCTCTTCCTTATATGTAGTCCCCTCCCCTGGCGCCGAATATGTACTTGGTGTTGACCCTGCCGAGGGGCTTCGCCGCGACCTTTCCTCAATTCAAGTGATTGAGGTTAGCAATCCATCTCAGCAATGCTTTACATGGAATAGTGACATCGTGGAACCAGACAAGCTCGCTCATGTGATCAAGAAGATAGGGGAATACTATAATAACGCATTAGTTGTTGTGGAACGTAATAATCATGGACTCACCACGCTCACAGAGCTCAAGAAGATCTATCCTGACTACATCCTATATAAGGAGTTTAGGTGGGGGACTAATCGGCTTATGGATCCTCGAAAGGAAATGCTCGGACTCAGAACAGGTGCGAATAAAGCTAAGATGGTTGATGATCTTTACGCGCAGCTTAGGGACGGCTTTATACTATACGATAAAGATACACTTGATGAGCTCTTATCATTCATTGAGACTAAAACAGATTCGGGGAGAGTTACCTACGGGGCTCAGCAAGGCTGCAAGGATGATAGAGTTATGGCTCTTACGCTTGCTATTCAAGGCTTGATAGTCTATCATCGTAAGGTACTTGAAGCTCCAAGAGAGATTATTCCTTGGAACTCTCCTATGGCAATAAGAGATAGACTTCATAGAAATAGACCTAAGAGAAGTACTGTGATAGATAGTTACTTCTACGGAGACAATTAATGGATTCATTGGAAGCTCAGGTAACAGATACATCCACAACTTCAGAGTGGCACTTTAACAAGCCTCTCTATGAGAGATGGGCAGGTATATGTGCTGATCTTGTGAATAGACGTAAGCGTACCGAACGTAGATGGAACAAGTACTTTAAGGACTATCGTGGTGAGCAGACTATCTCAGGTGATGATGATGAGATCATTGTGAATATGAGCTTCTGCAATACTCAGATTATTAAGAGCGTACTTTATTATCAGGATCCATACTTTAGAGTACGCCCACGAAGAGATCCAAATATAGCACCTAAAGCTCAGCTTCTTGAAGAGCTTCTCAATACAACTTGGTATAAGCTTAGAGCAGGACGAGAAGTAAAGAAGGCTATTGTGGATGCAGCTATCTGTGGATGGGGGTGCTGCTTAGTGGGATACAGTAATTATCATAACCCATCTCTTGTGAAAATGGGTGATGGACAAGTTTATCTTAAGAGAATGAATCCAATGGATATCTATCCAGAAGATGATGTAGAAGAGTTTGGAGATGCTACATACTGGATTCGAAGAGGCACTTATTCTATTAGATGGCTTGAGAAAGCTTTTAATATGAAGTGGCAAGCAGGTGTTGAGAGTAGTGTGTTTTCAAGACGTAGTCTTATGCCACGCTATACAAATCAAGCTACAGTCTTTGAGATAGTAGACTTAGTTGAGAATATGCTCTATATCCTTAGTCCTCAGCATAAGAAAATCATCTATAAGACTGAATATCCTTATCCATACTTTAATGGCACAATGTATCAAGTCCTCCAGCTTGCTGAAGATCCTGAGAGACTCTATCCAATAAGTATGCTTAAAGTAGTGGAGGGGCAGCAAGATGAGCTCAATCGTATTAGAACACAGCAAATGCGTCATAGAAAGCGCTTCAATCGACGTTATCTCATGGCTGAAGGCACTATTGATGAGGCTGAGCTCGAGAAAATAGTGGCTGGTGCTGACGGTACTATAGCTAAATGCAAGGGAGATCCAGGTGCTTGTATAAGACCTATCGAAGATGCACCCTTAGATCAGGGAATGACAGTGCTATATCAGCAAGATATCAAAGGAGATATGCGTGAAATCCTGGGAATCAATGAGTATATGCGAGCAGGACTAATTCCTCGCACTAAGTCGGCAACTGAAAGTAATATGATTCAGTCAGGAAGTGATATAAGGACTCGTGATCTTGCATTGCCTGTGCAGTATTTCATAGAAGATATTGCAAAGCGAATGATTCTCCTCTTCCAAAACGAATACACCGACATAAATTATCTGCTTCGTAGTAGTGGGCAGACTGCTGAAGCAATAAGATGGAGTAAGGAGGATATCGCTGGGGATTACGAGGTGGAAGTTGAGCTGGGGAGTCTCCTCCCACCCCAGCCACTTCCTTATGAAATGCTATCTCAGGGAGCTAGTGGAGGTGGTCAGCAGCCGACTCAAGAACTTGCTCAGTCGGGGCCGGCTCCTCAAGGTCAGCCAGAAGGAATGGGGATATGAGTAGCACAGGCACATATAAGATGGTTGATGGGAAGTTAGTAAAGGTCTCAGATAGGGTTCCACGAAGTGTAGCTTATGCACATAGTACACTATGCTCATTTAAGAAGCCCTATTGGGAAGAGCATTTAGGTGAGAAGCCTATCTTTATTGAGACTAAGGGTCAGAAGGCTAAGTTAGTTAAAGAGCAAGGATTGGTTGAGAAAGGGGATAGAGTTCATGGCGGCATTAACACGTATTAAGTTGAAGCAGTTTATGAAGAAGATGGTTACAAAACCCACACAGGCTCAGAAGAACGTGCTAGCAGAACAGCTTAAGAAGAAGGCGATAGGAAAATGATTATTATGGATGAATGGATTCGAGAGATAAAGCAGTCAGAGGGATTGAGGCTTGGTATTTATCGATGCCCAGCTGGTAGGTTAACAATTGGTTACGGCACGAATGTGGAGTATATTGATCAGGATGAAGCTGAGTATCTCTTTAGACATAGACTTGAAAAGTGTGTGGCCTATATCGAGAAGATGCTTGGTGAGACTTGGCCTAAGCTCAATAGCCCAAGAAAGTTTGTCTTGATTGATATGGCTTATCAGATGGGTATGAGTGGACTTCTTCAATTCAGGAGAATGCTTGAAGCACTAATTAAAGGTAACTATCAAAGAGCTGCAGACGAGATCTTAGATAGTAAATATGGTACTAGTGTACTATCTAAAGTAAGAGCAGAGCGTAATGCTGAGCTTATGAGGATAGGTGACTGGTTGGTAATTATTAATCATTAAAGGAGATTCATTATGACAGAACCAGCAGCTAAGCCTCTTCTTGATGAAGAGCCTGACGCCAAGGAAACTGACAAAGTTGAGCTCATACCAAAAGCACAGTATGAGGAAGCCTTAGAGCAATTACGGCAAGCTAAGACTTATGAGCAGAAAGCCGCGCTTCTTGATGAGCTGATGGAAGATCCAGAGTTTGATGGCTTCTTAAAAGGCGATAAAACAGCTGCTCCTAAGGCACCTGTGGAGAAGCCTATAGAAGAGAAAACTCTTGCTGATTTCATCGAGGAAGCAGTAATTAAGGCCACTACTCCTCTGAAAGCTGATCTCGATATGCTTAAAGGAGAGTATAAGAGTGGCAAAGAAACACTCACAAGGGTAGAAGCTGATAGAGAGATTCAGAGGCTCTTAGCTGACAAAGAGAACTTTCCACTCTTCAACGAGAAGGACGTTCAAATTGCAATGGCTAAGGTCTTAGAGAATGGTCGAGCAATGAATATGGCTGATGCATATATGATTGCCACATATGGCCATGCTAAAGCATCAGGACGTAAAGAGGTGATCGATCAGTCTAAGAAGTCAGCTCTCCCTCCTGGCAGAAAGATTGAACTTGGTGCACGAAACAAGGAAGCTCTTCAAGAGAGGAGAAGCCTAAGAGATATTCTCAATGAGGCAGCAGATGCCACAGGCTTCGAAGCTGGTGAAGAGGAAACCGATTAGGAGATGATTGATGACAACATATAGATCAGATACAAGAACTCTTAATGCTCTCCTAACCACAACTCTGGATAACTATAGCTCAGAGATGGCAGATACTATCTTTAGCTCTAACTTCACGTATTATTCGTTGAAGAAAAAGGGCTGCTTCCGGAGTCAGGATGGTGGAGCATTCATGCATAACCCAGTGCTGTTTCAAGTGAATAGCACTGCTGCATGGTATGATGGTTACGAAACTATTGACACAACTCCTCAGGATGGAATGACTGACGGGATGATGCCTTGGGCCTCTCTCGCAGCAGCAATATCCATCTCGCGCGAAGAGGAAAGGAAGAACTCGGGTCGAGCTAGACTGATTGGCTTACTTGAGAAGAAGATCTTTCAGTGTGAGCAGTCACTGATTGAGAACCTGGGAACTGCACTCTTTGGAGTTGGAAGATATAATTCCACTACAGCAGTTCTAGCTACTAAGCAGATGGCAGGTCTTCGGTCTGCTGTACCAGAAGATCCCACTCTCTATCCCTTTGCTGGATTAGATGGAGCAAATGCATGGTGGCAGAACAAAGTCAGTGACAATGATGGAACGTCATTTGTTTGGACTTATGACCTGAATGGAACTGCGGTTCCCACAGGCGTAGCCAAGATGCGTAAGCTCTATAACAACTGCTCAAAGGGAGCAGGTGGAGCGCCTAATCTTATCATTGCAACTCAGGAAGCTTATGAGGCTTATGAGGGTGGCTTAGCACAGTCTCAACGCTTTTCTTCAGAGTCCTCAGCAGCAGCTGGTTTTGACACACTTCGCTTTAAAGGAAGTGAGATGAGTTGGGATGATAAGTGTACATCAGCAAGTGTTGCAGCTAACACCTGTACAGGTTCCAAGAACTATCTCATGTACTTCCTGAACACAAAGTTCTTTGAGATCATGTATGACTCTCAGAGCTTATTTGCTCATGAAGGATTCGTGAGACCAGAGAATCAGACTGCTAAGACTTCCCTGGTGGTGTTTATGGGTAACATGCTTGTGACTAACCGAAGAAAGCATGGTATCTTGATCAATGCGAATGTAACAGAGATTAATAGTTAACCTTGATTAAAAGAAGGAGATCTAGCAATGTTATTTCAGAGAATCAATAGAACAGATCCAGAGAAAGTCTTCATTGTGATGAAGGCTGGGGAAGCCCTACTTCAGGGTCGTCCTGTAGCTATTCAGTCCACTGGAGCAGATGAAGGAATCACCGGTATGTTGGCTGATGCAGCAACCGATGGTTCAGCAGTGCTTGGTATTGCACATACTGCTATTGCGTCAGGCGAGTTTGGCCTGGTCCAGGTTTACGGCTATCGTACGGATGGAGTAGTGCTGATCAGTGCATCCAATCTCACAATCCTGAACAATGCAGTCTATTGTGTGGCATCTGCATCAAGTGGATTCCTCTCAATGAGTGTTAGTGCAGGTGCAGCTACAGCTGTGCAGCCTAACTTTGTTGGTCAGGCAACCGTATCTCTTGCATCGTCAACTGGTCTGCAGACTTCAGCAGTATTTATTCGGTGCATGTAAATGAGTAAATACGATACAGAACCTTACACCTTAGAAGATGATCAAACCTATAGGTGCTTCGACTGTCATCGTATTGCTCTTTGGAAAGTAATTAAACAAACTGGTGGGTGTCCCTCCTGTGGATGTAATCGCATAAGAGGGGCGCAGCCCACCACTTGGGAGGCGGTATGGCTAACAATAAAATCCTTGTTTCAACAATAGAGTATGGAAGTGTGGATGCTGGATGTTATAGATCGCATATGCAGTTCTGGTATCGATGTGGAAGAGCTCTTCCAGAGTGGGAGTTCAGCTTCTACGCACCCTCAAGACTACCAATAGACACAGCAAGAAACGAATGTGCGCAGCTTGCACTTACGACTGACTGTGAGTGGTTATTCTTTTATGATAGTGATATGATCTTAGATCCAAATGTGCTAATTGAGCTCTTGAAGCATGATAAGCCAATGGTGATGGCTCATACTATTATAAGAGGCTACCCATTTGAGTCTATGATGTTTAGGTTTAAGGACGAGAAGAAGGAGCAGTTGGATAAGTATGAGGCTACTGAGGAAGAGATAGCTCAAGGATTAGCTCAGATGGATGCTGTGGGTACTGCTTGTACACTAATCAATGTGGGAGCTTTTAAAGCTCTTCAGAGGCCTTGGTTTCTTACTTCTACAGCTCATACAGAAGACATCTATTTCTGTATGAAGGCTCGCCAACTAAAGGAGTTTAGCTGCTGGGTTGATTTTAAGACAGTAGCTGGGCATATGCTAGATCCATATATGGTAACTTCTGGAAATAGAAAACTACTAAAAGAGTATGTGGAGAAAGCATATCCATATCTGATTCCTAATGCAGAGCTTATGGAAAGAGCTTCAAGAAATCCTTTAGAGGAGGGTATCTAATGTATCTAAATATAGGAAGTGGTCCTGTAAAGATGCATAATGCTCTCAGCTTAGATCTTCACATAACTGAAGAAGTGGATATTGTAGCTGATGCAAGAGAGATACCTCGTCCTGATGAGAGCTTTGAAGGTGTGATAGCAAGTCATATTCTTGAACACTTTCAAGCTCATGAGCATTATAGCTTAATAATGGAGTGGCGAAGAGTTATTCAGTCTAAAGGAAGAATCTGCATTATGGTTCCTGATCTAACTCAGTGCTGCAAGTTCTTTGCTGAGAACTTTAGAGGCCATAGAGACTATTGGTGGCAGTGTATTTATGGAGCATGCATAGGGAAGGGAATGCAGCATCTAAGTGGTCTAAACACAGAGATGCTTGAGACTCTTCTTCTTAATTGTGGCTTTGAAAGCTTAAGATGGTGGAGCTCAGGACTTCTTGCTTTTGAGTGCTTTGACTATGCTCCTTACGGAACAAAGCTCGATATCCATCACAATATTGTTGTAACAGGAACTAAGGGTGAATTACCTAAAGGTAAGTTTAATGTACCTCTCTACGAATTTAAGGGAGGCTATAAGGAGATTGAATAATGGCTGCAGCATATGATATAGTTCAGAGAGATCGGATCGTCTCTCAACTGAAGAATGGCCAGATTATCCCAACTGGCTGGATGGAAGTAAGAGCCAATTGTGATGGTAAGTTTACACGATTTCTTGAGGCATGCTGTAATGAGTCAGATCAGCTTGGTCGATACACACCATTTCCAATGACTGGATTCAAGTTTACTGACAATCCCTCGAAGTATAGAGGGTTTGGCTCCTGTCAGGATTCAAAGGGAATCACTGAAACCACAGTAGTTACAGCTGGTGCATTAGCAAACATATAAAGGTGCTTTATGAAAATGACTGCTGCGACAATAATTGCGGAAGCACGATCTCAATGGAACGAGCCATCAGCAGCTTTCATTACTGATGCTGAGGCGTTGAGATGGTTGAATCTCGCTCAAGCCGACTTCGTTAGGAAAACAAAGTGCTTAAGGTACACATGGACCTTTAGTACAGCAGCTAATCAGCAAGACTATCCTTTTCCATTAGATGCGCGTGTTATGGAAATGCTGTGGGTCTTATGCGAGAGTTTGCCTTTGTGGCCTGTGACTATCGCTGAGCTTGATGCCTTCTCAACGTCCTGGCGTCAAACTGCAGGAGGACCAACTGGTCAGCCAGACTTCTACTATGTAAGTGGTATTCATGATTCAGAGATGGGCTTCTTTAACTGCCCTGATGACATCTATATAATATCTGCTTACTATGTAGAAGATCCTCCTCTTATCTCACTTACAAGTGAATATCCTAAGATTCAAGAGACCTATCATGATCTCCTCATGCTTTATGTGGAATCAAGAGGTCATCGAAAGAATCGAGACTACCAGCAGGCACAAACTGTACAGGCTGAGTATAATACTGAAGTAGAGAGAGCACGTGTGCAATTCACTTCACTTCAGCCAGAACGAATTATCACAATGAGTGGTCCAGAATATCGAACTCCTAAGAGTAAGATAGGATGGCCACAATTCCCAAAGAACTACGGCTATGAGTCCTAAGAGTCCATT